GGTAATGCAGAGGGTAGAGGAGAACATGCGGATACTCGGCCCGACCTATTCACGGCTACAGCATGAGTTCCTTGAGCCTCTGGTAATGAGGGCGTACGGGATACTTCTTCGCCGTGGGAAGATACCGCCTCCCCCTCCGCAGATAGCACAGGCCGGGGGTTACGTGAAGGTTGAGTACGAGTCACCGATGGCAAGGGCGCAGAGGACTTCCGACATCATGGCGATACAGAAGGCCATGGGATTGGTGGGGCCGTTTACCGAAGCCGTGCCCGACATACTCGATAACTACGACACGGACGAGATAGCACGGCACATCGGGAGGACTACGGGGTTGCCGCAGAAACTCATACGTGACCCCGAACAGGTGGCGCAGATAAGGCAGGAGCGTCAGAATATGCAACAGATGGCGCAGATTGCGGCTATTGCCAAGGATGCGGCAAAGGCAGGGAAGGACGCATCACAGATGGACATGGATAAACTCACCGGAGGCATGTAATGGCTAAACGTGTATTAGACGACCTAAGGGTTGACTACCATGTAGCGTTCACAAGCGAGGCTGGAATGCGTGTGCTTGAGGATATCAAGCAGTACTGCATGTGGGGTAAGTCGCCATACAACGGCATGTCCTTTCGGGATACCGACAGGAATATCGCATTTCAGGAGGTGGTGTTGCACATCCTAGACATGCTTGGCGACAGTTACGAAAACATACAGACGGAGGTATTAACGAATGATTGACAGCCCCGAACAAGGGACACCTGTCGCAGAAGAGAATCTTCTCGGCGGTGAAGGAATACAGAATACGGCGGAGACCCCCTGGTACGAATCATTGCCGGAGGAACTGAAGAACGAGCCAACGGTGCAGAAGTACAAGACCGTTGAAGAGGCGGCTAAAGGTCTGGTGAACGCCGTCAAGATGATAGGCAGGGACAAGGTTGTAGTCCCGAAGCAGGACGCTGACCCGTCCGAATGGGAATCCTTCTTTGATGCCGTTGGTCGCCCGAAGACTCCCGATGAATACAAGGTGGAGTTGGAGAACGCCGATGGAGATTTCCTCAAGTCCTTCAAGGATGTCGCGCACAAGAGCGGACTCAACCAACAGCAGGTTGACGGACTTCTGTCCTTCTGGAATCAGGCCACAGAGAGAGCCGTTGAGAAGATGCAGACCTCACGGCAGGTGGAGGTTGAACAGGGTGTGGAAGCACTCAAGAAGGATTGGGGTACAGCCTTTGACAGGGAGGTAGCAGTCGCCAAGAGAGCGGTAAGGTCGCTGTGTGATGAAGAGCAGATGGAATTGCTCAATGAGGGGTTGGGCAACGACCCACGCATCGTAAAACTCTTCAACAGGCTCGGCAAGATGATGGGGGAAGACACGCTGAAGGCCCTTCCCGATTCAACCACGGTTGTCGAATCAGCGCAGGCGGAGATTACAAGGCTCAAGGGCGACGCATCCTTTATACAGAAACTTAACGACAAGATGTCACCGGGACACCGTGAGGCTGTAGAGCAGTTCCGCATCCTCCATGAGAAGGCGTTCCCGACAGAGTAGGAAAGGAGTGGTTGGATCTTGACAAGTGCATTCGATAAGGATGCGATTGAACTACGACAGGCGATTGCTGATGTGGTTGACGCTTCCACAGGTCACGACCATGACGGCACAGTAGATACCGCTTAACGGCATTTACCACGGACACCCTTTCCCCTAAAGGCCCGTTGCTAGCCGAAAGTCAGGCCGTCCTAACACGGACGTAAAACGGCAGTCAGGCCCTTCCCAAGAGGACACCCTGGCGAAAGATGCAACACAAAATCTTTCACTGGGAGTGACGCAAAGTGAGTTCACAGATAACCACAGCAATGGTGCAACAGTATAAGTCCGGCATTGAGATTCTGTTTCAGCAGAGTCAGTCTCTTTTCCGGCCTGCGGTAAGAGTTGAGACCGTAAACGCAAAGTACGGTTTCTTTGACCAGATAACTGCGACTACAGCGCAGACAAAGACTACAAGGCACGCTGACCTTGTTATCACCGATACCCCCCATGCAAGGAGACGGGTGTCGATGGTTGACAAGTACGTTGCCGACTACATCGACAAGGAAGACCTCATCAGGATACTCAACAACCCGATGAACGAGTATGCCATGAACCACGTCATGGCTCTCAACAGGGCTATCGATGACGCGATAGTCGAAGCCGCACTCGGCACCGCCTACACGGGCGAGACTGGCGCAACCTCCACCAGTTACGACAGCAATATGACCGTGGCGGTAACTGTTCGTGACAGTGGTTCCGGCGCAACAGGGATGAACGTGGCGAAACTCCGCTACGCCAAGAGGCTCCTTGACGAGAATGACGTGCCTCTGAACGAGAGGTTTATCGCCATCTCTCCGCTCCAGTTGAGCGAACTGCTTTCCGCAACCGCCATCACGTCTTCGGACTACAACAGCGTGAAGGCTCTTGTTTCCGGTGAGGTTGATACCTTCCTCGGATTCAAGTTCATCATGAGCAACCGCCTCTCCACCGATGAAAGTACCTACCGTGAGTGCCTGTACTGGCACAAGAGCGGTCTGCTTCTCGGTATGGGTCAGGACATTCAGGTTGCCATCGACCCGATACCCCAGAAGGGGAACGCAATACTCGTTCAGGCTTCTCTCACTATGGGTTCCACTCGCATGAACGAGACCGCAGTCGGCAAGATTCTTTGCTCCGAGTAATCACGTAAAGGGGAAGGGGGATTAACTGATGGGTACTTACTACGGTGTACACAGGACTCTTGAGAAGGCAGGGACAATGCTTGACCCCGGCGAATGGGGCGCAAGGGTGAAATGTTCCTATGACTCTTACGAGGCTTCGGATGTAACTGCCGGCTCCACGATATCCATGTGCTTCGTTCCAAAGGGCGCAAGGATTATCCGTGGCGAGGTCTGGTTTGACGACCTCGGTACTACGGGGGGCACTCTCGAAGTCGGAGACGGAACCGATCCTGACGAGTACATGACCTCAACTGCTGTCGGGGTCGCCGCAGGTTCGGCAACATTCAATGTACTGGACAACCTCGGCGAACCGCTCGATGCGGACGAGTACATGATAGTCACCACGGGAACCAAGGCTATGACGGGCACCATCAAGATGTTCGTCTGGTACGTGCAGGACTAACGACAATGGGGGGCTTCGGCCCCCCTTTCAACTTATTGGAGATCTTATGGCGGAGACATGGTGTTCCAACGGAGTCATTGGCGAAGGAGCCTCGCCACCACATACGGTCACTGGCGACAAACCTCTGTTGGTGGTCGGATGTGGCAGGTGCGTATGGGAAGACCTGAAACGGTACTGGACTATGAACGTCCACTCCGACGTGATGCTTCTCAACGATGCCATAGTCCACTACCCGATGAAGAAGGGGTACTACGCCACACACGCCGCATGTTACGACATAGGCAGGGTGAACATCTACAGGGACTTGCGCAAGGCGAAACTGAACCACAGGGACTTTATTACGCACTCCGCAGGTGATCCCGCCGACAGGGTGTGGAAACTGATACGCGACTTCAAGCCCAACCTGTCCGGTAACTTCGGAGTGGTCATAGCAATAGCGATGGGATATAGGCGCATCTGCCTCGCAGGATGCCCAGAGGATGACACTGGTCATTACTGGGATGACCTTGAAACACATCCCCACTTTGACTTCGGGGTTAGGGGAATCCACTGGCACTGGACGGATAACACGGCTTTGTTCAAACCGAAGGTGCGCTCACTGTCCGGCTGGACAGGTGAGTTCTTCGGTGAACCCACAATAGATTGGCTGAACGGTGGTGAGTAGTGTATGGCGGATTCAGTAACCATTTGCAACAAGGCGTTGGTCTTCCTCGGACAGGACACGATATCCACGCTTGTTGACGACAACAAGAGGGCGAGGGTCTGTAGCACCGTATATGACGACTGCCTTGAGGAATTTCTCTCCGAGGGTGACTGGTCTTTCGCCAAGAAACTCGCGACCCTTACGGCGGAAACAACGTCCCCCAACCATGACTATTCCTACGCCTTCGAGTTCCCTGACGACTTTGTAAGACTCGTCAAGGACAGGGAGAAGGCGGTTTACGGCTCCGACGATTGGCTCGTCATAGGAGACCAGATACATTGCAACGACTCGTCCATATACATCTGCTACATCTACAGCAACGACGACCTGAACACGTGGACGGCTAAGGCAAGGACTGCACTTTCCTACCTTGTGGCTTCACAGGTGGGCGTTGCCCTGACGGGAGAGGACTCACGGGCACGGATGGCATACGAACTCTACCAGAAGACACTGCAGGACGCATTGAGCGATGACGCTTCCGGCGCAGGGTATCAGGTAAACGAGTACCACACGTACATTGAGGAGAGGTCTTAATGCGTACCGTTGACAGCATCCTGACCAACTTCACGGCGGGTGAACTGTCACCCAACATGTACGGGCGCACGGACATTGAGAAATACTACAACGGTTGCATGACGATGGAGAACTTCCTTGTGCTTCCGCAGGGGGGAGCCTACAGGCGACCAGGGTCACGCTACGTGGCATCGGTCAAGACAGCAAGTGCCTTCACCCGTCTTGTGCCGTTCATCTTCTCCACCACACAGGCGTACATTCTTGAGTTCGGCAACCTCTACATGAGGGTGTACTACGACGGCGGTCAGGTTCAGAGCGGTTCCACAGTATATGAGGTTGTGACCCCGTACACCACGGCGCAACTGCCCGACCTGAAATTCGCACAATCTGCGGACACACTGTATATAGTGCATCCATCCCATGAGCCACGCCAACTTACCAGAACCGCCCATACAACGTGGACTCTTGACACCTTCGACTGGGAGAACGGGCCTTTCATGAAGGACAACGATGATGATTCCCACACCTTGACGGTCACGAGTTATGGAGGTTCCACGGGATTATATGGCGAAGATGTAACCTTAAACGCTAACTTTAATGCGTTCACTGCTGATGATGTCGGGCGATGGATAAAGATAGAGTATGCTGATGAAGGTAGCTCAATAATGCATGGCTATCAAGATCCATCAGGTGCTGGGGTTCTACCTGATACCACACGTGATGTAGACGGGGAATTTGAACTTACATATTTTTTTGACGATAAACTAGATTCATATATTTTTCTAGAGTATTCGGTGGATGGCGGGGCTACGTGGCAAATTTACGAGAGTTTATCAGACATTAATCGATCTACAAGGATTACAACTACCGGAGAACTTAGATCTGAGGATTACAATAATGTGACACCCAAGATCAGATTTAATGCATATAAGGATACTTATAGGTTCTACTTTGAAGTAAGAAAGAAACGTGAACTCCGCACCGCATACCTGAAGATAACTGACTATACGTCTGCGACCACCGTCAAAGCAAAAGTCTACAGGCGGATGTCACAATTAGGCGTGCCTATAAACAACTGGGCACTCGGCGCATGGGGAACGGTTCCCGGGTGGCCTTCTGTTGTCACGTTTCACCAAGGGAGGCTCGTCTTTGCCGGAACCACATCGGAGCCATCCCGTGTATGGATGTCTGTATCGGATGACTACCCCAACTTTGACGCAGGCGAGGGCGATGAGGATGCTGACGCAATAAGCCTTACCCCTATAGCCTCCGAAGTGAACAACGTAATGTGGATGGCATCGAAGGGGAACCTGCTGATAGGAACGGCGGGGGATGAATGGGTATTTGACGGGGCCAACATAACCCCGACCAACCCGCCTCATGCACGCAGGGAAACTAACTTCGGGTCTGCCAAGTGGCAGGCCGTCATAGCCAACGGATATGTTGTATTCGTGCAGGACGGCGAGAAGATCGTGCGTCAGGTGCAGTATGACTACGACTCCGACACATACCTCGCCATCGACCTGACAGCCATGAGCGACCACATCACCGGTGACGGAATCAGTTACCTTGCCTACCTCAAATCACCGTGGTCAACGATATGGACTTGCCGTGACGATGGCGAACTGATAGGACTCACCTATGTTCCCGAACACAAGGTGTTCGCATGGCACAGGCATGACCTCGGCGGAGATGTTGAGTCCGTTGCGTGTATTCCCGGCGAGATATGGGTAGTGGTCAAGAGGACTATCAATGGTGCCACTGTGAGGTACATAGAACGGATACTCCCGTGGGACGGCACTCTCAATAACTCCGTGTTCATGGATTGTGCCGCAGAGTACAGTGGAACGGCAACCGCCACCATCACGGGGTTAAGTTACCTTGAGGGCGAAACCGTGGGCATTATCTCCAACGGGAAATACGTGGGAACCAAGGTGGTCAGCAGTGGTTCCATAACGCTGGATGCCACGACCACACACGCATGGGTAGGGCTTCCATACACATCCACACTGAAGACCATCAACATAGAACACGCCAATCCTCCCGGCACGTCACAGGGCGCAAAGAGGCGCATAGTGCACGCCATTGCTAGGTTGGTCAACACCGTTGGTGGCAAGGTGGGCTTTGACGCAAGCGATGCGGATGACATTGAGTACGATGACGAGGGGAACCCGAATGTTAGCACGCCCGAACTTTTCACGGGTGACACTAATCCGGTGCTTATCACCACATCTTCGGGGCGACCGCAATACTTAACTCTTGTTCAGGATGAGCCGTATCCGTTCAGCGTGTCGGCCGTAGTCCTCCGCATGGAGGTGCAGAATTGACCAAGGTGGTGGACTATCACCCCGACCACATAAAGGGTTTAGGTAAGTGTCCTAGTGAACTGTTCCTTGAGGACGCAAGACCTGCCATCACTCTTATGACGGATGACGGCGAGGTAATAGCCTGTGGAGGGTTGCGTATCCTCTACGGTGGAGTAGCGGAATCATGGGTGATAGCAGGGCCGTTGGCAGAGAAACACCCGTTGGCGTTGTGCAAGGCGACTAAGGAATACATGGACAGGTGGGTAAAGGAGTACGGGTTACGGCAACTCACGGCATCGGTGGACTATGCCGACAGGAAGGCGTGCCGATGGGCGTACTGGCTAGGATTCGACACGGTGCTAGGCGAATATTTCCGTTACGCCGATAACACCCTCCTACTGGTGGTGATGAGAAGTTGAGTGAAATGGTAGTGATAACTCAAGCCATGTCCACCATGTTGCAGGGTTACGGGAGTTACATGGGGGCGCAGGCAGAGGGCGAGGCGTTGAGATACAACGCAACCGTGAATGAACTTAACGCAAACGCCGTGAGGGAGAAGGCTTCCTACGAGGCGCAGATGATACGCAAACAGGGGGCACGGGTAATGTCCGCACAGAAGGCAGGGTATGCCTCTAGCGGATTCGCCACGACCTCCGGCACACCTCTTGCCGTTGTAGCGGCTACCGCACGAAGGAGCGAGATGGACGCACTCTTGCGTAAGTACGGCGGTGACGTGGAAGCCGCAGGGTTCACTAATCAGGCGGCGTTACTCCGTGCCAAGGCTGACAGCGTTGAGTCCGCAGGTAAGACCGCCCTGTGGGGAACCATCCTCACGGGAGCGGGGCAGGTTTACGCCACGGGGAACGAGTTGGACATATGGAAGAAGAAGTCGCCCGTCCCATCGTGGCAGGTACAACCCTTTGCGGGAAGGATGCCGGGCGGTAGCCCGTCGTTGATAGGATGATGACCGATGGCTAAAATACCCGTTTACGAACAGACGCAGACATTGCCAGGGAAAAGCGGAGCGGTTGAAACACCCTTCGCAATGGATGACGCAGGTAAGGCGTTAGGTGAAGTAGGCAAGAGGATGTACTGGCTATCCTCCGACCTGAAACAAGCCGCCCTGAAGGACAAGCAGGAGAGGGAAATGGCGGAGTTTGCCTACTCAAGGGCATCCCTTCTCAAGGCATGGGGGGAGTCCTACGCAGAGTTACAGGAGAATGGCGACTTCAACACCATGCCCGAAGCATGGGCGAAGGCGAAGCAGAAGGCTTACGACATGGTGCGTTCCGGCATAACAATGGATGATGCCCGTCAGGAGTTCGACATATGGGCAACGGAAGCCGGAGTACGCATGGACTTGGATGTCGCCAACCTTGTAGTCCAAAGACGGCGTGACGACACACGTGCGAAGATATCCTTTGCTATAGAAGAAGCCATCAAGTCGGGGAACATGGAAGAAGTGAAGATGCTTCTGTCCAACACGACTGCATATACCGAACAAGAGAAGGCAAGACTGTTGGTGTCCGCAGGGAAGGACATAGAGATTGGCGAGGTCAAGGCAGGGTTGAGGCTAGACCCGTTTAATTATGAGATCCCCGATGTTTCGCAGTTCGAGTATCTTGACGCAAAAGACCTTGACGCATTGAGGCAAGACCAGATGTCCGAACAGAACTTCATAAAGGCGCAGAGGGCGCAGGAAGAGGAAGCCATCGTTGGCGACATCCTTGACAAGTATCACTCCACAGGAAAACTCCCGTCAATGTCGCAACTGTTGGCTCTCCACGAGGCTGACCCCGAAACAGGAATGCGGAAGATAAGCAACAGCACATTCAACACTTTCGCCGCACTTATTAAATCCACCAACAAGGTGGGGGGTCCGCCGAAACCCACAGTATCCACGGAGCAGACCATCGCAAACTTCAACACTCTCATGGATGAGGTTACAGACCCCAACGTGGGGAACCTTATGTCGCTCAAGTTGCGTATTAAGTCGGCAGGGGCACAGGGGTTGATAACCTCCGATGAGGAAAGTATCGCCATAGAGGTATTGAACATACGCCTCAACAAGGAAAACGAGAATGAGTTCAAGATGCTGTCAGCAGAGGAAGACAGGTTCAACGAACTACTCGTAGACCTCGGCGGTCACGTTGACCTTGAAACAGCAGGTTCCATGAAGAGGGATTTCCTTAACACGGCTACGGCAAGGATAGCATCGGGGAACCTGTCATCCAAGGAAGCCAAAGAGATAGGTATGGAAGTGTTGAAGAAGCACATACATAAATTAGACTTCGTTGGCAAGATACCGTGGAGACAGAGGGAGAAATTAGAGTCCTTCGTGGAGGAAGCAGACCGCTCTTCCGAAGAGGCTGTAAAGATAATCATGAGTTGGTGGAAGGGGCCGGATGCCGACAACCCCACATCCTTGTTCCTTGACCCTTACTTTAACGTACCACAGCCGGGGAGTCAGTAGTATGTTCAGCGACCTTGAGGTAAAGTACCCCGCCCTCGCAGAGGGAATACAGAAGGCAAAACAGAATGGTATATCTGACGAGGACATTGAGAGTTACGTTACTGGTCAGATTGACATGATGAAACTTGCCGATGTGCCGGCACGGGAGATTGGGGAAAAACTAGGGGTAACGGCGGAGTCGCAGAACAGGTTCATAGCACTGAAGGAAGCCAAGAAGAACAGCCTCATATACGAGGCTACAGGGTTATCCCCGAAGAAAGCCGCCGATGCCGCCTACATTGCCGAAAGGGTCGGACTCAACCCAGGGTTGGTGCTACAGAACTATGACGCATTCTCCAAGTGGTTTGAGTCCAACAACGAGGTATCTAAAAAGGTCGGCGAGATGGGGTTGGGTAACGTCCTCGATTCCCTCACGGAAGAGAGGGTAAGACCCACCAAGCCCATCCCTGATGCGGAGAAACGGCGCGCCTTTGAGGGGATTCTCCCCCAATGGACTGAACGTGCGATGATTGATTTCGCCGCAGGGGGGCTGTCAATCTACACATCCCTCGGCTCGTGGGTGAACAGGCTCTTTGACAACAGCACCTTCCAGAGACATCTTGAGGACGTGGAGGACATGGTACTCATGACCTCCCCCGAAGACCCCAACTTCCTTGATGATATAGGGAGAGCATTCGGTTCAATGGGGGCATTCATCCTTGTTGGTAGTTTAGTGGGAGCAGGAGCAGGGGTATTGACAGGGGTCAGTCCTAGCCTAGCCAACATTATTGGTGCAGGCACAATGGCGACAATGGAAGCCTCTGTGGAAGCGGAGGAAACATACAGGAGAGCCTATGAACTAACCAAGGACAAGACCTACGCAAGCAAATCCGCTACGGTGGCGTTCATGGCTAACCTGCCCATAAGTTTCATCTCCGACAAACTGGCGTTCTTCACGGAGGGGTCGGGGGCGTTAGGCGGGGCATTGAGAGCCATAGTCACACAGGCTCCCGAAGAGTCCTTTCAGTCACTCATAAGCGACACGGCGGTATTCGGTGACGTGCGCAACCTCAATTGGAAGCAGGCGTTGTACGAGGGTGCTGTGGCGATCCCGGCGGCAGGAGTGTTCGGTAGTGTTGGTGGCATCCAACTCAAAGCGGAACAGGTGGTATCAGCAAGGGCACAGGAAATCATGGAGTCCGCCAAAACTGAAATGACCGCCCTCGGTATCACGGAGGACAACCTTATAAGTGAACAGGTTATCCGTGAGATGGGTGACGTTGACGCAGATGTAGAGGTTGGCTCATTTCAGGATACCGTTATAGATGAGATAAACACCTTCCGTGAGCCTGCCGGAACAATGGAACAGGGTGATATGCTCCAAAGGGCGAAGACCCTGGCGCAGAAACTCATTGACGACTTGCGTACATCAGCGTCAGACCTGTTCAACACAGCCCTTGAAGAGGCGGGGATTGCACAGGAACATGCGTTGGAAGCCGCCACTAAATACATCATCAATCCAACGGATGTCCCCGAATCATTGGCAAAGTTCATCAACTTGCAGTTATTCGGGCAACCGAAGGCTCCTGCATGGTTGGATAAACCCATAGGGGAATTGGTTGGCGAGTATGAGGCTTTGAAACAAGGGATGAAGAAAGCGGAGAAGGCTTCCAAGGAAGGATTCAGACAGGGAAAAAGAGAACAGAAGGTAGTACAGGATGAGAAGGTACAGGCGGAAGTTGATAAACGCAAGCAACTCCGTGCCTACCTTGCGGTAAAGAGGAAGATGCAACAGGCATTGAAGGAGATTAAGACCGCACAGCAGAAGGCTCTCGGTGGCAAGGAGAAAGCCCGTGTGCGTAGCGACTTCGCCCGTTCCATTCTCGACATTACGGAGATATTCGATTGGAAGGCTCGCACGGAAGTGGACAAGAAGAACCGCGACCTATTCAGGGAACAGGTTATGCACGAACTACAGACTAATCCTGATGTGGCACAGAGGATTAACCCAAAGGAACTAATGAAAGTCCTGAAGCGGAACTATAAAGACCTCACTCTCAAGGAATTATTTGAGATAAGGGACACCGTTAAGGAACTAGTTAAAGCCGGAACGGAACTTGAAACACAGCGTGTGGAAGCCATCAAGATGGAGCGTCAGAAGATCATTGACGACACGGTACAGAGGCTCACGTGGAACCCCAAGAGGATAAAGAACATCGTCAATGAACGCCTCAACGACCTAGGTAAGTCCATGAGCGGATTGGCTAAGGACATTGGCGTAACCGAAGGGGAATTAGCAAGTGTCCTCAAGGGGAAGAAACGCCCCGACAATGCGTTCATAAATAAACTCGCCAAGGCTACAGAGTTACAGGCTATGGACATCCTAGAGGGGGAAGACCCGAAGGGTGTCGGTATGGTCAAAAAGGTGCTTCGTGGTTATGACTCATGGTTCACACGGTTTAACAGGTTGGGTGAAATCATAGGCGGTAAGGGGTCACAGATAGAACAACTTCTCAACAAGAAGGTCAACGAGGCCGTCAACAATAACCTTCGCCAACTTGACACGAGGTATGCCAATGTTGCGGATGCCCTTGAAAGTGTGGGGATGAAGTTAAGCGACCTCAAGGAGAAGGTGGAGGTTGTTGACCCACGCACGAAGAAGCGACTCAAACTGACCGTTGCGGAAGCCATCGGCATTTACATCTTTAATAAGAATCAGGAGGCAAGGGATGCCGTCACCTTCGGGAATGGTATATCCGAAGAGGGTCAGGTTGCGGTCATCGCCAAACTAACGGAAGCACACAGGAAACTAGGCGACCTCGCAATGAAGGAAGTAGGGAGCAATTACAGTCGCACGGCAGACGCTTACTACGCCAATACAGGACTCATTCTTGACAATGTTCCCGAATACTTCCGCATGTTCCGCAACATGGGTGACGAACTCGACATAGCACAGGCAATGGAACAGGACAGGGACTTCCGTTCAGGGATGAAGCGCACCCGTGGCAAACGTGGGCACACTATGGATAGGAAGACCATACGCCCTGATTCACAGTTAGCCATTGACACGGACTTCTACAATGTATGGCTCCGCACAATCAACGAACAGGAGCAGTACATACACTTCTACGGACTGGGACAGGAGATACAGGCTGTCATAGGCGACCGTGACGTGTTAAAGGGATTAAACAACAAGTTCGGGGAGAATATGGTAAAGGAATTAGAACAGTACATCAAGGGGATAGTTAACCCCATGTTCTACTACCAAGGTGAGTCTCTTGCGAGGGGTCTCCGTGTTCTCCGCAACCACTACGCATTATCGGTACTGGCAGGGAACCTCCTGTCTGTGGCACGTCAGCCTTTCTCCTTCGCCTATTACGTACCTTACTCCAACGCTATTGGCACAGCTAAGGCGTTGGCAAGAATGGCAAGTAACCCGATGGAGGCTAGCAAGTTCATTTACGAGAAGTCGCCACAGGTCAAGCACCGTGCCATGACCATAGAGATGCGCGAGATACAGCGGTACAAGGAAATGAAGTGGGGGAAGGTGCAGGGCACACTCAACCATGTTATAGGCAAGACCATCATGCTACAGCGTATTGCGGACATGGCGGCGGTCAAGATGGGTTGGTTGATGGTGTACGAGTCGGAGATAGCACGTGGCGCATCGGAACAGGATGCAGCGATGTTCGCCGATGATGTTACCAACCGAACACAGCCACAGGCACAAACTAAAGACCTCAACAGGGCAATGACACAGGTGGGCGCACCCGGGGAAATTATGAGGATGATACTGGCGTTCCAGAACCAGTTGCAACAGAACTATAACATCCTCATCCATGATGTTCCCGCTGAAGTTGAGGCACAGAACTACACAAGGGCGGTCGGGCTTGTTGGAACCACATTGGCACAGTCCTTCGCTATGGGGCTTCTGGCTTACAAGGCCCTGCCGGATTGGGATGATGCAGAGGACACCGTTAAATACATCCTTGAAATATTCCGCAATTTACCACTCATGCACCCTGTAATAGAGGGTTACATAGGATTCAGTTACGGTGGCATCGGACAGTTGACGGGCATACAGAGGGAAGCAGGACAGGCGTTGAGGGATACCGTCAGGGGTGAGGGTGTGGACGCTGTGGAACATCTCGCACGTATGGGCGGATACCTCACAGGCACACCTATTGTAGCCACGAGGAATGTAGCGAGGTTTTGGGATAGCGGTGACGTAGCCGACTTGTTCGGTGGCAGGAAGGGTAAGAAGAAAAAGAAGGATAAGTACAAGAACGTTTACTAGGATGAGGCCCCTCTTCGGAGGGGCTTTTTAATTGAAAGGGAGTGGTGTAAATGATCTACCCTGCACGTTACAACCTGCCTCATCTCATTCTCGGCTACGATTGGGACTTCTCATTCACCTACGAGGTATCCGGCGTTGCGGTGGACTTCACCGGCTACTCTATGTCGCTCAAAGTCATGGACTCATATGACTCCGCCGTCCTTGATACATGGAGTTCCGGTGATGGCGACATAACCCTCGGTGATGACGGCTCGGTGGCTATCGTTATCGCAAGTGACGACCAGAGCAACCTGTCCGTGGGGAAGAAGAAATACATTATAGAACTGACCGACCCGGATGGCGACATCTCTCT